TCCGGGTACACAGAAAACTCAATTCACGGCAAGCGAATCGCGAAAATATACCGTGGAACAGGAACTTACACCGACAATGAAATTATTGTTCTCCGCGATACAGAGAACAATCTGCACGTATCTGGCTACGACGGCCACGGACAGATGGCCGGTCTAACGCGAGACGGGTTCTTCAAGCAGGTCACTGGCATCACCGAGCAGGTTACGGATGTGGCTGTCGGCAGAAGGAACCAAGCGCATATCCTAGCGCTCACCGTTGATGGCGAGGTGTATTCTTGGGGCCACAATCAGTATGGCCAGCTAGGACAAACAACCTCTGGAACTGGAGTGTTTTCGACACCAACAAAAATCCAGTACTTCATTGACAATTCAATCACCATCACAAAGATCTTCGCCTTTGGTGAATCATCTTTCGCGATTGATGACGCAGGCAATATGTATTCGTGGGGTTATAACGGGTACGGAAATCTTGGTCGGAATGGAACCACGACAAATGCCGCAACCTATGTTCCAGCACAATGCCTTACGGGAGTTCGTGACGTTTTTGCTCGCGGCCAGCTCGGTGATTACGAAAACACCTTTGCGATCAAAGAAGACGGTACTTTGTTTTCGACAGGAGACAACACCTATGGATCGCTTGGCGTTGCAGACGATACAACAGACCGCTCTACATTTACCCAGTGCATGAAGCAGGAGTATCTGCGAGGCGTAAATTCTGGCGGGGGTGAAGATCCTGAGCCAATCACAGACATCGTCAAAGTCATGGTCGGCGGAACGGGCTCGTACAACAGATCCTATGCTATGGACACTAGCGGCCGAGTCTGGTCCTGCGGTTACGGCGGCAATGGCGGGCTAGGGACTGGCACAACCGCTAACACCAACTCCTACTTCAGAGAAATCCCTTTGCATGGAAAGGTTGTTTCTGATTTCTTACCGATCGGAAACTCATCCGAAGGTGGATGCATGTTCTTGTGCACGGATGGATCGGTATACCAAACAGGCTATGCCGGGGAATCTCAGTTGCCTGAAGACGACGATGAATACATCTCAGTCCCAATGCCTATTCGATTCGCGTAGGAGTGAGCGATGTCGGAGTTCAAATTATCGCAGGCAGAAATAGACCTCATGGTCCAAAAGGCCGCAGAGGCCGGTGCGAAAAAAGCTCTACACGACCTTGGCCTTCACGACGATGACGCAGGCAAAGACATCAGAGACCTCAGAGAACTCATCGACGGATGGCGGGACATCAAGTCAACAGCCACCCGCACAATTGTCCGCTGGTTCATCATGCTGATACTCGGATCAATCGCAATCGGAACTTACGTAACTTTTCAAAAAGGCTAGTCATGTCTCCACAACAACGCATTGAAGAACTCAACAAATTCCGCACCTCTAACGCTTGGACCATTCTGCGAGACGAAATGGAAGAAGCCATCCTTCAATCTGCATATCAACTTGCCGACAACAAGCCGTTGACACTTGAAGAATTGCATTTTAGACGCGGCGCACTTTATGCCGCGAAAAAGTTCCTCGATCTCCCGGAGCAACTCGTGATGAAAGCTCAGAACGAACTGGCTCTTCAGGTAGACGAGGAGTTTAAATCTTAGCGGTGCTAAGGCCCCGCCACATTTACCGCCCGCTACGGCTGGCATAGGAGAAGAACATGTCTCGCACAAATCAAGAAATGGATCAGGCGTTGATCAATGCCGCGTCCGAACAACAACTCGGCCCTGCGCCGGGTCAGCAATCTGCGCCACAACAGCAGGAGGCTCCGGCAGATCAGGAAACGCCTCCATCTCAAAACGAACAGGCGCAAGAAGCAGTTGCCCCAGAAACAGAAGGCGACCTTTCTCGCGAAGAAGCGTTTGTTGAAGTCGACTTTGGCGAAGGTGATAAGCGCGTTTTGTCAACATCACAAATCAAGTCGACAATGGAGCGTTACCGTGACATGAACTACCGTCACGCGAACGAGATCAAGCCAATTGAGCCAGCCATCAACTTGATCAACCAGATGGTTGCAAACGCCCGCCAATCAGGACAAGACGTAAAAGGCGAAGAGGTTGCCCAATTCTTGGCAAGCGCAATTCAGGCATACACATCAAACCCGCAAATGGGTAATCAGCAAGATCCCACGCCTGATCGACCAGACGGCCAGAACTCCTCTGTAGACGAAGAGATTGCTCGCTGGGAGAGGGAGAACGCAGTCACACTGCCGCCTCAATACCGCCAAGGCATGCAGTTGATCAATCAGCTTCAGGGCGAAAACGCTCAAATGAAGCAAATGATGACCAGCATTCTTGCGCAAGCAAATGGTGTAAACGGCACAGCTCAAGTAGCAGTCGAGCAGGCACAGCAAGACGTAAGCAACGCTTACCGCATGCAGGCGGCAAACAATCTGAACTCCGCGCAAGCTGAGTTCAACCTCCCCGACGAAGCAGAAAATGATTTTTTTGACTTCGCTTATGGCCGTGGCTACACAGTCGAAGACTTCGTTGACCGGGACTTAACGCGCCGGATCATGCAAGATTTTGCGGCGAACAGGAATACACCAGAGATGGAGCGCCTGCGCGCACTTAACGAGCGCCGTCAAGCTTACACCGGAATGGGTGCATCGACGCCTTCTGCTGGTGCCGCACCAGCGGCCGGGAATCCAGACCAAGCATTCATGGATTCGGTAACACAAAAGGCGATGCAAAAACGAGGTATCGCATAAAATGCACCAAGGGGGACGACACGTCCCCCTTCTCGTTTGCAAACTGTCCTCATGAGAATACACAGGCGCTACGGCTCCACAGTTGTGTGTCTCGGGAACCAGCGATCTGACAAGCGAATCGAGTCGCCAGAAAAGCTGTGACCACCTAAAACCACGAAACAAACCTGCGTCATAGGAGAAAAATCATGACCGCAATTACTGGTTTGCGTGGGACTGGGCAGTTCACTTCGGATTTCCGTCCCACCAACTACCGAGAGTTGTTTACTCTCTTGGAGCCTAATGGTACTGCGCCATTACAGGCACTTCTTTCAATGGCTGGCTCTGAAGCTACAGACGATCCAAAGTACAATCACTTCCGTGATGAGCTTCCAGATCGCAAGCTGAAGGTCAACGGCGCTGTTGCTGATACTTCGACTGGTACTGTTGTTGTAGACAACTCAAACGACGAAGCGTTCGTTGTTGCGGGTACTGTCTTACAGAACGTAGCGACTGGCGAGATCATGCGCGCAACTTCTGATGCAAACACTGGCACAAACACGTTGACTGTTGAGCGTAACATCGGTGGCACTAGCTACACGATCGGCGACAACGACGACTTGATCATTGCTGGCTTTGCCGACTCAGAAGGTGGTAACTCGCCTACAGCGATTAGCTTTGACCCAACTACCGACTTCAACTACACCCAGATCTTCAAGACTGCGGTGCAGGTGAGCGGTACTCTCCAAAACACTTATCTCCGTACAGGCGATAAGGAGCAGGAGCAGTTGACTAAGGCTCTCAAGCTACACATGGCTGACATTGAGCGTGCAATGTTCTTCGGTGTTCGTCACGAGAAGAACGGCAGTACAGCTCAGCCAACTCGTTTCACAGGCGGACTGACCACTCAGATCACTAACGTGTCTGACGCGGCATCAGCTTTTGATACCTCAAACACCATCACTGAGAAAGAGTTCGATCGCTTGTTGATCGAAGACATCTTCGCGTATGGCTCGCCTGAGAAGGTAGCTTTCTGTGGTGCTCGCGTGATCTCCAACTTGATGGAAATCGGCAAGAACCGCTGGCAACCAACTCAGATCGATAACGCTTACGGCGTATCACTGAGCCGCTACACAACTTACGCAGGTGACTTGCTTGTATACATGCACCCAATGTTCCGTCAGGTTCCGGGCATGGATCAGGAAATGGTCATCCTCGACATGAACGAAGTGAAGTACCGCTACATGCAGGGTCGCGACGTTCAGTTGGTACGCGACATTCAGACTCCTGATTTCGACGGCGTGAAGCACATGTACATGTGTGAGTGCGGTCTGGAGATGACTCAGTCGAAGGTACACCACCGCATCAAGAACTGGGCGGCCGTTTCCTGATAGGGACGACTAAAAGTTCAGATGTATGACTAAATTGAGGCGGGGAAACCCGCCTTAATTTTTTCTGGAGAATCAAAAATGGATCGCAACCAAGAGCGCCAAGCGGCTTCTGCAAAAGTAAAGACTGCGGCGGCGAAGAAAGTTACAAAGTCAGCTCCTGTCAAACCATCAAAAGTCTTGTTTGTTTCAGCAAACGAAGAGGTTCAGCCTTTCGACATTCGGGTAAAGAATCAAAAGATCACGCCTTTTTGGGATAAAGAAAAAGAGCACTTGATTTGGTCAGTGCCGACAGAGCTTGTTGAAGCTTTTGAGCTTCACGAGTTCGTAGTCAAAAAGCGGATCATCAAGTCCGACGAGGAGTAATTCATGGCTTCGCAGTATGCGTCTGGCGTCACAGGAGACGCAAATGATCCTTACACAGGCTCCACAGATTCAAGTGGCGCCGAGGTTCCGCGCACCTATGACTCGATCGCAGGCGAAGCACCTGTAAATGACATACCCAAGCACACGGATACGAACAACCGGACGAATGCGCCGGGCGCCAAAGATCTGCGTGGCAACGTCGATGCAAACACGGCAAACGAAATCGAGTCTTCTTACCGAGAAGAGACGCTTGCGCAAGAAGGTAGAAACCGGTTTTCGTCAAATAACCCTCACCTGAACTCGCCTCACTCAAACCTTGAGGCGCTGGTGTTCCAAGCGTTACGTCGTTACGGCGACATGCACCCCGGAACAGTAGACGGTGAGGTCATGATGATGTTTGTCGAATTTGCAAACTTGATCATTGAAGACCTTCGTTCTCATCCTTACTGGGACAATCCTGAGATCGACTACTTCACTCACCCAAGCGAAACTCGAGACATCCCGGACAACATCATGGTCGCAGGTCTTTTGTACCACTACTCAGTGCAACAGCAGTCAAACAAGATCGAAGCCTATGGACCAATGTACTTCAAGATGATGAACCGCATCTTGTACTACCGAAAGTTTGGCTCGGGAAAAGTCGAGATGTCTCCTTGGGACAAATCTCAGAAACCAAGCGGCACTCAAGCTTACGACACTTCGAGGTACTAAATGTCTACGACGTATGCTCCGTCCGGCGTAAGCATCAAGGTATATCCTTACGAAGACTTTCAAGGTATCGATGCCTCACGGGATATCGGAGCCCTTGATACAGGGCAGAAACAGCACCTGATGGATGTCTCGAATGGTTTCGCGGACTGGCGAGGCATTCTTGTTCGTGACCCCGGAGCAGTGCAAAGAACAGACGGCAACAAGGTTGTAACGCTGGTCAACTTTTTCGGCCGAGATCTGGCTGTCTGGGTGCAGAAAGACGGGGGAGGATTAACGCTTCGGTCGGAGCGAGACGTAAAAAACCCCGAACAACTAATCCTTTCTGAGTTCAACGAAGAAGGCGATGACTTACAGGAAGTCCCTGACAACGGCTCAAAGACTTTTGGGAATTACGTCTACTACGACGTATCTTGGGAAGAGGCGGCAAGCGAGCCCGATTACCCTGACTTCAATTGGAACGAAGAGCCGATTGGTACGGCGCAATACTCATTGCGCGTAGCTTTCCCTCGCGACTATGTTCCTGTTCAGTTTTCAGAAACCATTCAAGAAGAGGGCGAAGACCCAGAGGATGTCACGCGAGTTTCTGTTGACGCCGTTTTTAACAGGGTTGTAGTTACCCACGGAGAGAGCGCAGAGGAAGATTTCAACTGGTTCTACGATTGGTACGAACTAAACGAAACGAACTCCGAAGGCGATCCAGTTCAGCCTTATATTTTCGTCGTTCGCACAGATGTGCAGACGGGGGAAGGGGCTCACATTGTCAAAGAGGTATACCCTCGGAACGCTGTAGCTACGTCAACCATCTTCAATAACAAGGTGGTTTTCGCATCACGCGATTTCCCCATGTATCAGTACGACGGATTGAAGTGGGAGCAGATTGAGTCTGGCTCAGATCAGCGCCCTGCCTACGTGGTATCTATTCAGCGCCGCTTGGCCGTAGCGGGCCAACCGGGTAAACGAACAATTATTGATTTCAGCCGTGTCGACGAAGAAGACATCTTTACTGAAGACGAAGAGCCTACCGCTCTTCAGGTAACCAAAGCGGCTGATATCGACGTTGGGAACATTATTGGAACGGCCGATGAGATCACAGGACTTGGAGTATTTGAAAACAGCCGCCTTGCGGTTTTCACAAACGACCAGACTCTGGTCTACCAAATCTCACCCAACTACACCCAATGGCAAATCGACGACAAAGCAAACATCAAGGTCGGATGCATCAGTCATAACACGATTACTCAAGCGGGTGCAGACCTCTTGTTCTGCTCGCGAGACGGAGTCCACTCGCTGAGACGAAGTGAAACAAATGGTGTGACGATCTACACCATCCCGATGTCAAACAAGATCGATCTAATTTACCGGGACCTAATAAAGCAAGTTGATAATCTCGAGGAAGTCTCTGCTTTCTATGATCAAGACGAGGGTCAGTACCACGTCTTCTTCCCAATCTCTGACTTGATTACAAGAAGACTCACCTTGTCGTTATCTCCTGTTCAGGGCGGCGAGTCGAAATGGTCTTCAGGAGATTTCTTGAACGCGCGTTGCGGCGCGAAGCTTGGCCCTACAACACTTTTGGGAACTCCCGGTGGGGTATGGGAACGCAAGCGTATCGAAGACGTAGTTGAGTTCTCTCCAGAAATGGTGGTCACCACTCCCATCCTCTGGCAGGGAGCGATTAACGATATCAAAGAGAGCTACAGCTTCATTCTTCAGGCGACTGGTAAAGGCGAATTGCAGATTGAGGCTTTTGACGAGAGAGGAAGATACCTGTCGAGCATCGCTATCGCGGTGTTCAGTTCAGATTTACCACACGAGGCAAAGGACTTCTAAAAATCATCGGTTTTGCGGTGACAGTGAGGACAGGTTAATGGCGCGACTTAGACAACAGCACCCGCAGAATTACGTAAACTCGGGCAACATTCACACAGATTTCGAGAACTTGGTTCGGTACATCAATGCGGCAGAGCTTGGAAACAAGACTGTTGGTGAGCTGTTCGGGATCTTGTTTGATGAAGAGGGTGTTTTCCGTGGGCCAATTCAGTTACGAGTTGACTCGCAAAACGGTCTGCAATACCGAGTTGGGCAGTACAACAGCGCCGAAGAAGGCTGGCTAAACCTCGTTGATATTGGAGACTTGCGCGGTCCGTCAGGATCAAATGCGGGGACCATTGAGGGGCCGTTCTTTTTTAACCGCAACGACCGGCTAGTAACTGCGGGAATCTCTTCTGATTTCACTATAAGTACAGGCGGTACGCTTTACGATCCCGCGTCTCCTCCAACTGTTACTTTCTCTGCGCCAGATGATGACATTCTCGGTGAGCGCCCAACAGCGACCGCCACGGTCACAGACGGTGCGGTGACAGCAATCACCGTAACTGATCCCGGAAGCGGATACATCGTAGCGCCGACTGTGACGATCTCAGCTCCAGAAAACGCGCAGGGCACAAGAGCAGAAGCCACAGTAACTCTTGCTGATCTCGCGGCAGATGCGAACGTCATTCCCTATACGTTTGACCCATCAACAGATGATGTTGTTGTCTACCGCAACGGCTTGCTTCTCAGCTCCGAAAATCCGGTTGAATATGTGCCGGACTCTCAGGCGGGTACGATTACAATTTCTGAGCCGTCTCCCGGAGTACAGATTGAGGACAAGATTACGATCTACTCGATCCGTTCTCAGTCAGTAACTAACTTCCGCCGAGACGACATCTTGGCCAGCGCATCACCAACAGTGCCTTTCGTGCATACAGCAGAAGAGCGGATCTTGGTATGGCGCAACGGTGTCCTTCAAGAAGAAGGCGGTAACGCCGACTACCTTGCCAACCCAGATGGTAATACTGTCACATTCAACTCAACACTAAATGAGGGTGACAAGGTCACTATCATGACGGTTGAAAACCAAGCCCTGAAGACTGTCGCTGGCCTTATGTTTGAGGACGAGTACACCGATGATCAAGGCTTTATCCGATACAACAAATTATCGGTAAGTGATAACGAGATACCTCAAACCAAAATCTTTCAGCTTTCAAATTCATTGTCTGGAAAGGCAAACCTACTGTCGTCTAACACGGCCCCTACTGCGCCTCAAACCGGCGACCTGTGGCTTGACGTTTCTCAGGTCCCTGCAGTCCTGAAGTTTTACGATGGTACTCAGTGGCTTGAAACATCGCCAGAATCATCACTACCAACATTTGTTCAGTCTAACGCAAACCAGTACGTTCGCGTAAACGGGACAGGTACGGCTCTTGAGTATGGCGATATTGATACGTCCGCTCTTGTACCAAAGACGTTCATGGGCGCGGCAAACGGAGTGGCAACTCTGGACACCGCTGGCCAGATGCCGGTGAGTCAGCTACCGGAAACCTTCTCGACTATTACAATTCCTTTTTACAACTTATGGGAAGACAGCGGAACAGCAGTATCAAACAAGACGTACTTCATCTCTCGACTTTGGAAGCAAACAATTCGTATCGACGGCCTTGCATTCAAGACAGAGAGCGGATCTTGCACGATTCAGTTGTCAGTTGACGGGGTTACA